CCCGCCTCAATGGTGACCGTGCCGCCGATCGTGCCGACCATGTTCCCGACCGTCTCCACCTCGATCAGATGATCCGAGGGGAAGATCGACACGCGGGCGCTACGGTCGTCGGTGCGAAGTTCGACCGCTTCGATGCTCACGTCGGGAATCACCTGCGGCTGTGAGTAAGGACCGGGGATCACGAAGCCGTCGGAGAGGTCGTGCATCCGCGTTTCTGCAGGGGGCTGCACGCCTCCCTGCTGCCACCAGATGTCGATGGCTCGTGCGGAGAAGACAACGAGGCACTCGTCGCCCGCCTTGATCGGGAAGGTGAGAGAGCACCCGCCTCCTCTCGGAAAGACGACGGGACAGTCGAGAAGGAGCGGAAGGTTGACCACCTCGACGCTCCCGTCCTCGCACCGCATCTTCCCTTGGATCGCAGGTTGCACCTCGCACGTCATGGCGACGGGATCGAAGCTCTGGACAATGCCGGGAAGCGCCGTCCAGAGCGTTCCCTGTCTCCCCGTCCAGTAGGCGTCCTGCTGACGGCTCGGGTCCCTGAGTCTGTCGTTGAGGTTAATCATAGGTTAGGCACATTGTTTAGAACCGTTGCGTTCATAGGCGTTTGTGCCGCATTCACGCCCGCGCAGATTATTTTTGTGTACCAATCATTCCCGCGCGTATCGCCGATGTGCTCGCGCGCTAGCACACGGTAAAGTCCGTCTGCGCTCAGCATTGCCCCCGTCACGGCGGAGTTCGCCATGATGTCGGCCTTGTAGGACGTGTCGTAGCTCCCGCCCGTCTGGATCGCGTTGTTGTCGATCTGCACGAGCGAACCGAGGTCGATGCGCGGCTGAAGCAGGCACGTCGCCTCCACGCCGTCGACCGTGACGGTCGGGCGTCCGATCAGACCCGTCAAGGCGTTGAGGATGATGACTTCCTCGTCCTTCTTGTAAGTGTGATCCTTGCGGACCGTGACGATGCCGCCCGCACCGTAGCCCCACTCAAAATTGTTGGTCGACGCAAGCCCCTGCATCGCCGATGCACCCATGGAGTAGAGGACCTTTCCGCGGGGGAGCTGTCCCTCCATAAAGTCAGGGCGCTTCGTCACCGAAACGCCCTTATCCTTCATCGACTGAGCCACTGTGTCGAAGATCTGCGCCTGCGTCGCGCCCTTCGGAATGCTCGCATTCACGACGGCGTACTGATGCGCCGTGTCGCCCGTGGCCGCCACGAGTTGCATATAGGTATCGGTCGAGCTTTCTCGGCCCGTGGACTTCCACCAGAGGTCGCCCTCGAAAATCATCGAGTGGTCCTCTTGATAGCCCGCCTCGATGATGACCTTCAGTCGCTTGTGACCCACTACCGCATTCGTCGGCACCTCGATCTTGTCGACCGTCTCTTGGCTGACGTTGTAGACCTTGATGTCAGCGGTACACGGCTTCCCGACCATCGCCTGCGAGATGTGGAAAGTCACGCGGAAGTCGCTCAAGTCGAGCGCTTCTTCGTTCCTCCCGTCCGTCGCGACGATCAGTCGGAAAAACCGAAGCCACTGCGTGTAGTTAGCCATTGCCGTCGTCCCAAAGAACCGTAACCGTCTTTCCCATGTCCTCGAAGGACGGGTATTCCATTCCGCCGCCCGACCACTGGACGGAGAGCCCGCCCAAGCCGAGGTGCTTGTGCTGTGCGAGGAGGTCGACGCCCGTCACGAGCGGAAGTCCGTAGACCGCCGCCGAGCCGTCCGTGCGCTCCACGTCGATGAACCACCCGCCTACGTCGGCTTCTCGGTAGATCACCGACACCTTGCACTGGTAGTCGCCGAGCGTGATCGAGAAGGTCTGCGAGCCTTCGGCGAGAGGAATTTGAAACTGCGCCATGTCATCCCATCCCGTAGCGAGACCCCTGCGGGGGTATCACGAACTTTGACCCGAGATTGCGCTTCCCGCTCGTTCGCCCTGGATTCTTTTGCTTGATGCTCGAGAGCGAGACCGTCTGCGCCTGCGCCATGAAGACCTCTTGAAAGGTGATCTCGATGATCGCCGCGCTTTCCGTCTCTACCGAAGAGGTCGTTTTGAGCGCCGTGATGATGACGTTCTCGTAGGCGCGCTTTCCGGTCGAGAGCCGAAGCGGCTGACGCGACCGCATGAGCGCCAGAAGCTTCTCGTACACGTCCTTCGTGGTTTCCATCCCTTGCAGGATCGAGCCGTCAAGGGCGGAGTTGATCGCGCGGGACGAATCGCTCCACGCGAAGGTGCAGGTGACCGTCGTCGGCTGGATGATCGCGTGGTCGGACAAGTCGGCCCCCGTGTCTACGGGGTGATTCGTCACCGTGACCTGATCCGAGTGCATCTCGGAGATCACCACGTCGGGGATGATCGCATCGCCCCCGGCCATGGGCTGAATGCTCCGCGAGCGCCCCAGAAGCAGGCTTTCCAAGCTGTAAGGAAGTGAAGGCATTTACGAGATCCCAAAGTTTCCTTGATTGCGGGTCGCCTGCACGGTTTCCTTCGCGACGGCCTGACCAACCGCGTTCGGATCCCCTGCCCCGCTGATGTTGATCGTTTGCTGAACGTTCACGTTCTGCGTCTTCGACTGGTTTCGGTTGTCCTGCGAGTTCGTGACGCTCTGGGCGGCGGTGATCGCCGCGGCTTCCTTCTGCGCAGGACTGCCCTTTGTGTAGTCCTTTGCGGCGTCGTTGGCGGGCGTTTCCGCCGTGACGAGCTCGCCGGAGGTTGCCTTCCCCTTCGTTGCTTCGTCGAAGCGCTCAGAGACTTGCTCCTGCGCCTCTCTTTGCCGCTTCTGAAGCTCCACGCCGAGCATGAACTTGTCGGCGTCCTCGCTGACTTCCGCGAGGTCCTCCGTCGTGACCTCCCGACCCTGAAGCGCTTTCATCGCCTCCTTGTCGGACGGGTCCACGCCGAAGAATTGAGCCTTGAGCTGCTCCGTGTCGTCCCATTTTTCGGCGAGCCCCGTCTCCTTGGCGTACTCCTCGGAGACGTAGGCTTCCTTGGCGGTGTCCTTCGTGCGCTTCTCTTCCTTGAGCTCGTCGAGCTCCGCCTTTTCCTCTTCGGTCGCCTTGCCGGAGGCTACACGCTCCTCGAGAATCTTTCGCTTGGAGTCGTCGTAGTAGTCGTCCGACTTGAAGAGGACCTTCCCGACCCAGTCGAAGAAGCCGGAAGCCTCTTTGATGATCTGGACCTGCGAGTCGATCGTCGCCGACAAGAAGTCCGCGAAGCCGTCGTTGAAAGACGCGAGTTTCTTGTCTAGCTGAAGAGCGTCTGTGACCGATGCGGTCGCCGCCATGGCGCCTTGGGAGATCGTGTCCCAGACCTGCCCCATCTCGTTCATGAGGCGGTGCGAGGCGTTCGCCCCCTCGTCGATCTTGTCGCCGAAGAGGCCCGCGAAGCGCTGCGACCGCTCGAGCTCTGCGGGGAAGTCGCCCTTCACAATGTCGTCGAAGATCGCGCCGAGACCGACGGCCTCCGCTTTCATGCGGGCGAGACCGGGGTCGACCTTGGCAAGATCCGCAAGCTTTTTGCTCATGTCGACGAAAACGTCGCTCATGTCGCGCGCCTGCCCGTTGGCGTCTCTGAGAGACACGCCAAGCTGATTTCGCGCGAGGTTCTCGAATCCCGCACCGTAGGTCTTGGCATTCAGCGCGAACTCTTCAAAAGCCGCGCTCACGTTCTCCGCACTGCCGCCGACACGCTCGACAGCGCCTTGCAGGGACAAAATCCCCTCGATGCTCGCGCCAGTGTTGTTCGACAGCTTGTAGAGGTCATTGATCTCCGCCGTGCTCTTGGCGAAGGCCGCACCGACCGCCACTCCGGCGCCGATGGCGGCCTTGCCGATCTGCATGAAGCGCTCGCCCGCCGCGGACACGGCATCGTTGAACTTGGCGAGCTGATCTTGGTCGATGTCGAATCCGAGTCGGACAAGAAATCCCTCAAGTACGGTTGCCATTCCTTATCCCCTGCAAAATCTCGCGGTTGTGCGCGTAGTTGTCGAGATAAACATTCATGAGGAGGATGTCCTCAAGCGTCAGCGTCCCGTCCTTGAGGCTTTCGTAGCGACACATGCCCGCGTGAACTGGCCTGATCAGGTAGTCGATGCCGTCGGGGAGTTCCCAGAAGTCCCCTTCTTCGCCTGAGCCGCCGCGCCAGCGGAGAAGCCGAGCGCGGCGATGGTAGGGCGGAGCTCCCGGGCCAGAACATGCACGACGAGCGTGAAGGCCGTTTGCTGATCGATGTCGTCGAAGATGAGCTCGCCGCCCTGCATGATCTTCTGCCACGCCTTGCCGACGCGGCGCTCGATGCAGCTGAGGCCCGTCCTGATGACGGTCTCGAAGTCATCGCGCGGCATCTTGGCGATCGCCTGAAGGATCGGCGTGGACATGTGAATCAGCATCCCGATTTCCTCGACGCGCTCCTCGGGGGTAGCCTCCTCCTCCTTCTTGCTCTGAAGGACAGCGAGGGCAACACGGGAAAGCACTTCGTGGAAAAGGACGGGAAGGATCGGCGCACATATGCGAGAGAGATTCATCGCCTCGAAGAGATCGAGGCGACCAATCATGTACTCGATTCCGCCAACCTTCACCTTTTTCGGTTCAAGCATGCCCATCAGTATTCACCCGTAACCGTGTCGATCTTCACGCAGTCGAAGATCCACTCGCGCATCTGGCCTTCTTCGCTGTAGGTGATGTCACCCTGCTTCTGGAAGGCGCAGGATCGGCAGACCGTCGTCTCTCCGTTTGCCTTGTTGCGGATGGTGATCACGTTGTTGCCCCAGAGCGAGGACGAAAGCGCCTGCGCGTTGTAGAGCGCTTGGAGCTTCGCGTTCACGCTGGAAGTCTGAAGGACGCGCACCGTGACCGTGCCGGACTTGTCGGCCTTGAGGCTGTGCATGCCTTCGCCGTCTGCGCCCACCGTCATCGTGTTTCGGGCGTTGGCAAGCGCGACAGTGATGCCTTCCTTGGCGACGGCGGCACCGTAGCCAAGATCGACCACGCCGGTCGGCCCCGTGAGCGAGGCCGTGACGTCCATGAAAGAATAGGTTGCCATTTAGTGCCTCCTTAGCGATTGACCGTGATCGCCACGTCGACGAAGTGGATGGCGCCGCGCAGTTTCACGGCGATCTGAATCGGCGGAGCCTTGCGGGCTTCGCGGTCGGACTGAGCCTGCTCGTCCATCGGTTGGATATATACGTAGTAGCCCGTGGAGAGCGTGTCGCCCGTCTGGAGAGATCCGATCGGCGAGCCGTTCCACACGCCGGGCGCAACCAGGCCGTTCGTCACGGCTCGGTCAAGCGATCGGTTGCAGGTCGAGACAAGCGTCGTCGCGCCAGCTTCGTCCTGACCGACCTTCGTCGTGCTCGTGTAGAGAAGGTTCCAAATGTCCGTCTGGACCTGGTTCTGAAGCCAGTCGAGTCCGTGGCGTTCATCGATGAACCAACCGCCAGACATAATGCCTTCCTGAAGGATCGACGTGTCGTTGTCGTAGGCTGCGAACACGTTCACGTTCTTGTCGCGCAGGGCATTCGCCTGTTGCGTCGTCAGGTTTTCGGCGACCACACCAGGGCACTGCTTGAACTTCAAGGTGATCGTGGTGCTGGAGCCCTGGAAGTCGACCGTGCTCATGCGGCCAAGGACCGACGCGGCGGCCTGAGCGTTCGTGCTCGAGTACATGACCAACGAGTGGTTATAGACGAGGGCCTTCAGCTTTGCGCCGAGCGTGTCCGTCTTCTGCGCGTCAAGCTCGTTCGTGTCCATGGACGTGAAGGCGATGACGCGCGTCGGGCTCGCGGCTTCGATGAGACCCGCGGCGGCAACGGCGTCCTCCGTTTCGTAGTCCGCGGCGACAAAGCACATGTACCAAGACGGGCGGTCGAGCATCGCGGTGATCGCTTCGATGAGCGTCTCCGCCTGAGCGCCGTTCACCATCGTCGTCCCCGCTTCGAGGCCCATGACCACGGAGAGGCCGGTGTTGGTGACGGTCGAGACCGTGGAGGTCGTGCCCGTCGTGGCGGACTTGATCACGAAGCGCTGACCGTCCCAGAGACACGTACCCTTGGAGTTCAGCTTTTCCGTGACCGCAGACGCTACCGCGTTCAAATTTGACGCTTCAGTGAGGACGACGCCCGAAACATTGACCACGGAGCCGTCGATCGTCACGTCGAAAGCCCCGCTGTCGATGCTCTGGAACTTGCTGATGTCCTGCTCAGAGGTCGAAAGGATTCGACCACGGATGAGCCCGTTGGTCGCGGTCTTCGCCCACCGACCGATCTGCACGTCGGACGGCTGAGGAGACTGCGAGAAGAAGGCCTGCGCCGCGAGATATTCGGGCGAGGTCGTTCCGAAGTCCGTCGCGATCGTGTCGATCTCAGCGGCGGAGTAGGTGCGGATTCGCTCGGAAACGTCGATGACGTCCGTTGCCCCGATGATGAGGGCCGCACCGAAGTTGCGCAGTTGTGCCGCGCGCGGAGCCATGTCCACGGTGACGGAAACCACGCTCGAGACGGGAAGCACATTAGCCATTTACTTTTCCCTTTTCAGTGTAGATTTCGATCGGCCCAACCTTCACGAGGTCGCGCACGCCATAGGTGCGGGAGACCTTGCGGCCGAGCTTGAAAGTGATGTCGAAGCGGGGCACCC